AATTCGTTTATTAAATCTTTTTCAACGCTCTTACAATACCTATCCCATGCACTTGCTTTCTTCTCCAGCTCTTTGTTGCGCTCTCTTAACTTAGCTATATCCACGATAAGCTCATCACGTTGCTTCTTGCACGCATCACGTTGTTTTCTCATCTTCTTCAACCTAGCTTCCATTACACCTAGTTGGAACCCTGTTTCATAGTTCATTCTATCTCCTCCAGTAACTCCGGATTTTCAAACTTATTGCCCAAGTATTCAATAGTTGGCATTTCACGAACTTCTTCAGCCTCAAAAACTCTCAATAGATGTACGTCGCCAATTATAGTGCCAATAGCGTTTCGAGTGACTACGCCTGTAGCATCTAAATAAATGTATGTTTTATCCCGTTCGATGCCCCACAGTTTCGTTGATACGACTTTTAATATATCGCCCTCGTATAATTCTCTTCCCCACAGATTTATACCAATTGACTGCATAAGTTCTACATCTGCCATTTTCTCAGTCTTTATAAACTCCTTTATAACCTTGCCGTATTCATTTTCTTTAGTTGAATAACTAACTTCGCTATTGTGAAGATCTAACGCCACAACCTCACACATCTTTTTTGTTTCGGTGTCCCATACTCTATATTTCGGCATCATTCTACTACCTCCACTTTTTCGACCTCTATGCTTGCAGTTTTGAATGGGAGTTTTTTACGAGTCAGTTTTAATGCCATATTCTTAGCTTCTTCCTCATTTATACTTTGCACAAAATAATGCTTTTTTATTTTGTAATCACATTTAGATACTAAGAACTTGATACAAAGACTTACTTTATAGGTTTGCATCATTCTACCAACTCCCCATCTTTCCAAATCAATGTCATCGTCATGTCATCGTTTAAGATATAGAATGCTTTAGTAGGCACACATCTGCCATATAAACATTCTTTTATACTAGTGTTCTCATATAGTGTAGAGTTATAGTCTCCTTCTTGAATCTCGAATAATTCAATCAACCTATCAACCTTAGTCTCTTCTGTAATATCTTCTTCAAATTCGACTTCAAAAGTATCATCAGCTGATACAAAACCTTTTATGATACAATTTCTTCCGTCATAAAGAGAGAAGCACTTATAATCAATATCACTCTTGGTTTGTGGATAAAAATTTCTTCCTGTTGCTAATCCAGGGTTATCCCATGCCCACTTAATTAATTCATCTAGTCTCATTTCTTTTTTTACTTTGATTTTCATTGTTATATCTCCTCTTGAATAGTGAATTTATCGTTAATTGATACGTATCCAGTCACATTACATAAGATGCTATCAACATCAAAAGTCACACAACAGTTGCGTTCAACATCGTTTGAATAGAATCTTTTATTACCTGATAACTTGGGGTTATCCCAAGCCCATTGGATAAGTTCAGGCAAGTTCACTTCTTTTTCAATTTTGATTTTCATCATTTCCATCTCCTCTAAAATAAAGTTAGTTGCTTCTGCTCCTCGTATTCCAAACCATGTTGCTTTATATATGTTTCAAGCTCTTCAGCTGTATCAAATGTCTTTTTCACGCCTTGCCAACCTGGTACGATATGCCCATGAAAGTAATAAATGTCATTCACTACATGGATATGTGCCACTCGTTCGTTATCCTGATACAGATATCTCTTAGAGCCGAAAAATTGGTTCAAGTATTCTTTACGCGCGCTATCTGTCATGGTCATCACTCCTTTTAACAATTAGGCAGACCAAACGACATGCATTCGTCGTATAGCTCTTCATTCCTTATGCTTGCCTTATAGTTTTCAATCACATTGCTAACTTCTTTATGACTCATTGCTTTAACTTGTTCGTCTGTATATTTTTCGCAGTCTTCTAATTCCAGTTGCTCCTGTAATGACATCACATATTCAACTTGTCTTTGGGTTGCCATCGTTAACCCTCCCACAAGTCAAAAGCTCTTTGGACGTAAAACTTCGCCTTTGCTAAATCCTCATGACCATTCTTTAACGGTGCTCTAGACAAGTATTTGATTGCATTACCTATTGCGAATGCTAGTTGAGGTGGATACTGTGCCGTAACCTGTTCGATAAAATCTATAATTTCAATGTCGCCGTATGTGTAGTGCGCTGGTTGCTTAACATTGTCTTGCGCTTCGTTCATATCTACTTTTCTGTTACTGATTACGCTCATTATGCTTCACTCCATTTCTTGAACATTTGGTTATAAGTGACATCGAACCAGTACGGATCACGTGAATGTTTTTGTGGCGTTCCATCATAAAGCCATGGTCTTAATCTTCTCTTTCTTTCCTGTTCATATTCCGCTCTCACATTTCGTTGGTATCGGTTCAAAATCGCTTTTTTTCTGATTTTTTCTCTCCCTTTTTCTTCATCTTTTATTTGACTCTTCATATATTCAACTTCTTCTTTAGATTTTGAGTCCTTTCTTCCACACAATAATTCATCGCCGCGCATTTTATGTTTGTATCTATATCTAAGAAGTTCTGGAGATATATGATATTTTTCTGAAACTTCTCTCAATGTCATTAGTTTTCCTTTAATACGCACTCTTATAACTTTTCTTCTAGCCATCATTCCACCTATAAATCTAAAACCTTGATATTTATAACGTTATATTTTAATAGTTCACCTGGATTATTAAATAAATAGTCCGCCAAATCCTCTTTTTCTTTATCAATCTGATTGTAATTAACACTTTCGACTTCTGTAGGAATTCTAATGTCAACAGAAGCATTGATATAAGCTTGATGTTGCATGCAATCACACTCCTAATCCTTCATATAAAACGGAGAAGTAAATCCGTCACTATTCAAATTCAATCCTTTTGCCCAATCGACAGGCTTATTCATGATAGTTTCGATTTCCTTAAGTCCATTTGAACCTCTAGGTATTTCTACAATTACTTCATCATGAACATGCCCAACTATCTTAAATCCTGATGCTTCAAGCCTTGCTATAGAAATCGCAAGTAAATCCCTTGCAGTTGCTTGAACAATATTCTCGACTAACTTCCCACCATACGTTTTTAACTTTGACCATTTACGGTTAAGATCTAAGCCCATAAATTCAACAACTTGACTACCCCAACTATTTTCACCAACTGAAGCTTTTGGATAAGCTAAAGCTCTTCCACTAGGCAGTTCAATCATTAGAAAACCTTTTTTCATATAAAATCTAAGTCCGTGTGTATGATGCGTCTTTCGAGATTTTACAGTATTAATTGCAGCCTCTTGGCAAGCCTTCCAAAAATTAACTATGTTTGGATTAGCCTTTCGCCAATTATCTATAAGACCTTGTAGTTCACTTTCTTTTAACCCCATGTCCAATGCGCCCATCGCTTTTAAGGCGCCTACACCGCCTTGATAGCCACAAGCCAGTTCCGACACTTTACCTTTTTGTCTGAGAGGGTCGCCTTTAGTGATGCTTTCTACCGGGACATTAAACATTTGTGAAGCCGATGCTTCATATATCTTTCCGTGTGTGTTAAATACATCTAAACGCCATTGTTCTTTTGCATACCATGCTATGACTCTTGCCTCTATTGCAGAAAAATCACTTACTGCTAGTTCATTTCCTTCTTCAGCAGTAAATGTCGTCCTAACTAATTGACTTAATAAGTCTTGAGGATGAACATTGAGTAATAAATCTAAATCGTCAAAACGTTGTTCTTTAATAAGATCTCTTGCTATTTCTAATTCAGTATCTGAAATATAATGCTTTGTTAAATTCTGAAGTTGTACACCTCTACCTGCCCATCTTCCAGTACCGGCACCGTAGAATTGAAACAGACCTCTTACCCGTTCATCACTGCACATCATGTCATGCATTTTGTTGTATTTTTTTACACTGGTTTTCGACATTTGCAATCTGATTTCTAGCATTTTTTTAGCTTTTCCTGTTGCTTCTTTTAAGTAATCCTGAACCGTTTTCTTTTGTAGATTAGGTATATCTAATCCTTGTTCTTTATTTAACCAAGTTAATAGCTGTGTGAGGCTATTAGGATTTTCTAAATCTGTTATTTGTTTTGCTTGCTTAAGTAATTCTTCTTTGCTCTGCTTATCAAGCACATTAGCACCTAACATCAATGATTTAGAAAGCTTAATACCTCTATCATTTATATGTTGGTCAAAAACCCAATATTTTTGTTCAATTGTTGTTACAGGAAAATCTTTGATCTTATTCGCTATTGCCATTTCAACTTCAACATCTCGAATACAATAATCAATAAATTGTTGCCATTTCTCAGGGTCGTGCTCAGGTAGATTTCTTGTTCTACCACCATTAACTTTTGTTGGTTTACATGGCATAGAAAAATAACGGATTAAATTTTTACCTGCTTTATCTTTTTGATTTTGTAGTCTTAAAACTTCTCCGACTTTATCAAGTGAAGCAGGTAAGCCAATACGCATTGAATTAATCATTGTGCAAATCCATTCTTCAGGTGGCATCGGCTTATTAAAATGTTTAGCAAGACATGTTCTTTCAAAATTAGCATTGAATGCATATTTCTTTACAGTAGGGTCAAATAGAGCAATTTTAAACGTTTCATAATCAGCGTGGAAAGGCTCATTATCTACTTTAGTCATATCGATTGCACTCACAGGTCCGCCGTCTATCGAATATGCAATGATTAATATTTCAAAATCTTCAGCTTCTGTGTATTTATAGGCACCACATTTCGAAATATCATTACTGCTATATGTTTCAATATCTATATTCATAAATTTCAAATGCTTGACACCTCAATTTCTTTAAAATTAAAGTGGGGCTAAAAACCCCACCTATTGACTTATAAGAAATCCTCATCATCAATGTCTAATTCGTCAAAATCATCTTCTGCTGCGCTCGCACCACCAAGAGGTTCGCCTTTTTCTACAAGTTGAATGTTGTTCAATCCAACTGCGATACCCTTATTGCCATTTGTGTTGAATGGAAATAGATTGATTGAAGCTCTAATATAGTCACCACTTACAACAGTTCCAGAATCCGTTAATCTAATTTTGTTTTGGTCAATAATACCAGGTGCTTGTTTGCTTGATGCGTTAATAAAATAAGCGTCTTGATAATTCACATCATCTTCTCTTTCAGTATCTCCATCACGTAATGGAAGTTTTAAATTTGCAGGAACTTTGCCCCCAAACTTACTAACTTTTCCTTCTTCTTTAGCAGCTTCTATAGCTTGTTCAATAGCTTTTATCGTACTTGTATCTGATTTAGGAATGATTAAACTGATTGAATACTTTGCTTCCTGACCTTCTTGCATACTGTGAGGCTCAAAAATATGTGCATATGATGCTCTTACTTTTCCTGTAATCACTTTAGTTTTATTTAATACTTTTGCTTTCATGTTTATATACCGTCCTTTTTAATTTTTATAGTTTGTCAAAATCATCTTCAGCAGATTGCTTTATAGCTGGTCGTTTATCCGACTCGGTAGCAAGTGTTAATTTACCTTGCGTTTTTTCTATATAACCACTAGCAATTTTAGAAAATGCTTTTTTACCGATTAATTTTTCTAAATTCGTAATACTAAGTAACTTGGTTTCTGTAATATCTTCAGATTTGTATCCCTCTTCTACTAACTTGTCCCGAACTACTTTTGTATCAGTTATCATTCTTCGCGAACGACCTTCTACAAGCTTCCAACCAGGATAGTTTTTATCATTTTCTTTCGTTTGATCTAGTGCATATTGTTCTACTTCATCAGCCCATTTTTTGATATCAGGTAGTTTGTACAAAAGTTCAGCAATTTCTTCATCACTTAACAAATGTGGTGGCTTTTGAGGCACATTTTGCATATAATCTGCACGTGTTCTACATGAATGCTTTATCTTACAGAATCTACAATGACTACCTGCTTTAAACGCTCCTTCACCGTTATAAGCTAGTTTGGCTAATGGTTTAACAAAGTCTGTTCCCCACTGAAGTAATCTTGATATTGGTAACTCTTCAGTAGAAAAGTTATCTATTCGAGGCTGTATGATAGTCATACGTACTGTATGAATGTCATACAGTAAACTAAGTAACTCATATGCGCCCAAACCATATAATCTAAGTTGAGGGTTGTCTATAGCTGAAACTTCAATGCCTTTACCGTATTTAAGGTCAATAATTTCAAGTACACCACCTGAAAATATAATGACATCACCAGTACCAAAAGATTCAGGAACGTATTTACCTAAATCCAATCTTGTTTCAAATAATGCAATTACTTCTTCGTCTCTACTCAAAGCCTCGTTATATTTTTCTTCTACAATAGCTACGTAATCTTCAACATACTCACGTAATTCTTCGCTGTAATATTGATTTCGCTTATAATTTTGAAAAGCTTTATTAAACTCAAACTGTGTGAGGCCATCGTATTGAAGACTGAAATATAACTCACTTAACTCATGGGCAAATGTGCCTTCTTCAGCAAAGACTGAACTTTTATCTGTAATACCTTCACTTGCCTTAATGCTTGGCGGGCAGTTTAGCCACTGTTTCGCGCCACTTGCACTAAGCTTTGCATGAGCTCTATTTGAGTGATCTAGATTCATGTATTAAGTCTCGCTTTCATGAATTCAACAATTTTTTCATAATGTTCTTCTTTGATAGTAGATAGCTTATCTGCACCAAGTTCGTTAAGTTTATTTCGAAATGCTTCCTTATCAGAAGTATCTGCTTTTTTAAGGAACTCTTTTCCTACTGATAAAACATAAGCTTTAGTTAAATCGGTAGAAGTTTCCTTAACTTCTGCAATTGAATCCTGTTGAGCTGTTTCTTCTTTTGGCATTGGTGCTTCTTTAACTTTCTCTTGTACAATTGATGAATCTACAGTTGATAGTTCAGTATTTAGTACACGTAAATTCTTATTTAATAGTTTTAACTCTTCAAAAATATCCTCTAATACTGCCATTGATTAACTCCTCCTTAAAATTGGTTGGCTAAACGAATCATTAACTTGATGCGTTCTTCTATTTCTCTAGGGTCATCACTTTGTTCGTTTAATCTTGCCAATAACTCGAATTGTTCTTCTAATATCTCTTTCTTACGTTCTACAACAGTTAAATGTAACTGCGGTTCAACAACACGCCACTTACCCCAACTCACCATTTCTACTTTGCCTTTTTTCTTAAGTCTTGAAAGAGTGGCTTTTGCATGTGTTTTAGATATCCCAAAAGCACCTACAATGTCGTCTGAGTTAAAGTTGTCAAATTCTGCAAAATGTGATAATATTTTTTGTTGTAAGGTCATTTCTATGATCTCCTTGTTTATTAGATTTTTTGCTTATCATTCCCTGCTATTCATAAAATGGATAGCAGTTTTTTTGTTTGACTAGCAAAATGTATTAACCTTTAATATTGTCAAACACCACAAAGTGTGGTAGTATTCTTTGACGTAAGGACCCTCTCTGTTGGCTCCTTGCTTATTAGTTTTTGCGTATTTCCCTTTATCAATACGCTATCCTTATTAGGTCTTTTTTTATTTATTTTGTTTCTGCTGCTTGCTGATCCAAGCGGCAGTTTTTTATTCATCTATTAACGTCTCCCCCGCTAGTGCTTTTTTAGCTTTCTCATATTTAGTTAATAACGCACTGTCATCATCTACATTGTTATGCATATTGATTGATGCAATTTTTCCTAAGTAGTCATCGCTGTAGTGCCAAACCCATATAATGTTGTACTTGTAATCCACTTGATAAGCAGTACTTTGTACACGCTCTA